TCACGTGTAGTACCTGATGGTGTGTATATAGATGCGGATGGGTTAAATGAAGTTGATTTAGGTACAGGTAATGCTTACAATCCTGAAGATGCATTAAGGCTTTACTTTCAAACAGGTTCCGTTATTGGTAGGTCTTATACTCAAGATGGAGATTATAATAACGCAAGAGTGCCTATACAGCAGTTAACATCTAACTCAGGTGCGTCTAAGACTCAAATGTTGATTAGTAATTATAATTACTATCTTAATATGATTAGGACTGTTACGGGATTAAACGAAGCAAGAGATGGCAGTATGCCTGACCCTGATTCATTAGTTGGGTTACAAAAACTTGCAGCATTAAATTCTAATGTAGCAACCCGTCATATACTTGATGGCAGCTTGTTTATATTTAAAAGTATATCTGAAGCCTTAACATATAGGGTGGCAGATATATTAGAATACGCAGACTTTAAAGATGACTTTGCTAATAAGATTGGTAAATATAACGTAAGCATTCTAGGAGATATTTCAGATTTATATATCTATGACTTTGGCATATTTTTAGAAGTGGCTCCTGATGAAGAAGAGAAAGCAATGCTTGAGCAGAATATTCAAATGGCTTTATCTAAGCAAGATATAAACTTAGAGGATGCTATTGATATTAGGGAACTAAGAAACATTAAGCTTGCCAACCAATTACTTAAGCTGAAACGTAAACAAAAACAAGAAGCGGAAGAAAAAATGGTAATGCAGAAGCAGGCAATGACTAATCAGCAAAACCTTAAGTCTCAACAAATAGCTGCTCAGTTAGCAGTTCAAAAACAACAAGCCGAGTTGCAAGGTAAGATGCAGTTAAAACAGGCAGAGATTGCATTTGAAATAGAGAAGATGAATAATGAGGCAAGATTAAAATCTCAATTAATGGCTGAAGAGTTTAATTACAATCAGCAGCTTAGAGATGTTTCTGAAAATGCATTGCAACAAAGAGAATCTCAAAGAGAAGGTGCTAAGGCTGCACGTATTGACCAACAGAATACGCAGCAATCTAAATTAATAAATCAACGTAAAAATAATTTACCTCCTCAGATATTTGAATCTAACGAGGATAGTTTAGATGGTTTTGATTTAGCGGAGTTCTCTCCAAGATAGTAAATAAAATTAGAAAAATTTTATTATTAACTTTGTAAAAATTTAATTAAATGGAAATAAAAGTAAAAGCAGTTGAGTCGGTTGAAGAAAAATCTACTCAGCAAATTGAAGAAGAGTTGCTCGAAAAGCACGAGCAGCAACAAAATGAAACTGAGGATTCTGCAACAGTAGAGGTTGAAGATACAACTACAGAAACAGAGCCCGCTGAATCTTCACAGTTAAATGAAGAAGATGTTCTTTCATTTATTAAGAATAGATATGAAAAGGAGTTTACATCTGTAGACCAACTCTTTGAAGAAAAAGAATCAAACGAAGAGTTGCCTGAAGATGTTAAGGCTTACTTTGATTATAAAAAAACCACAGGCAGAGGAATCGAAGATTACGTAAAACTAAGCAGAGATTTTTCTTCTATGGAAGATGACCAACTTTTATCTGAGTATCTTATTGCTTCGGGAGAGGCTACTGATTCAGAAGATGTGGAAGTCCTTATGGACGATTACAGCTATGACGAAGAGCTTGATGACGAAAAAGATATAAAGAAAACAAAGTTGATAAAGAAAAAAGCTGTTGCTAAAGCACGAAAGTTTTTTACCGAGCAGAAAGAAATGTACAAACAACCCCTTGAGTCAAGCACGGTTGGTACATCTCAAGAGCAAGAAAAAGAACTTGAAGAGTATAAGCAATATTTAGCGGAAGCTAAAAACAACCAAGAGGAAGGAGTTAAAAGGAGAAATTGGTTTTTAAAAAAAACCGATGAAGTATTTAACAAAGATTTCAAAGGTTTTGATTTCAAAATTGGAGATACTACCTTAACATTTAATCCGGGTGGTGATGGAGAGCAAGTCAAGAAGTCGCATTTAGATGCGAGTAACTTTGTCAATAAATATGTAGACAAAGAAACAGGTATTCTTGAGGACGCACAAGGTTATCACAGGGCGTTAGCTGTAGCAATGAATCCGGAAAGGTTTGCTTCGTTCTTTTATGAGCAGGGTAAATCAGATGCAACTGAGGATGTTACACGTAAGATGAAAAATGTCGATATGACAGAACGTAAAACACCTCAAGTATCACGTACAAAGGATGGAATGCAAATTAAGTCTGTATCTACACCAAGTAGTAGAGGCTTAAAAATTAAAAGTAAAAAAAAGTAAAACAATTTTAAAAATTAAAAAAAATGTCAGGTAATTTTTCAGGGTCCGGTTTTGACCTTCAGCCATCCGCACAGCAAGTGCCGATGCAAACAAACTACATAACTAACTTTGACTTTTTGAATCAGTATCTTCCTGATACTTATGAGAAAGAGTTTGAGCGTTATGGTAACAGAACAATTAGTTCATTCTTAAGAATGGTAGGAGCAGAGCTTCCTTCTAATTTAGATTTAGTAAAGTGGGCGGAGCAAGGTAGACTACACGTGAAATATTCACAGGTAGGTACTGCAGCTACAGCTAACGCAAGTGAAGCAATTTTTCAGGTTAATGACCCGGCTGCTCCTACAGGTGTTACTACCACAGGACAGGTTCCTTTCTCAGCTACAGGCGGTATTGCCATAAGAGAAGGACAAACTGTTGTTATTGCACAGAACGATGGTTCAGGAGAGAACAAAGGTATCGTATCTAGTGTTGATTTAACTGCATCTCCAATTCAATTCACAGTTGCTTTTTATGAAGCAGGTGGTCTTGTAACCTCAGGTACAGGTGTTGGAAATTCTGACGTTACTGTATTTATCTACGGTTCTGAATTTAAGAAAGGAACAACAGGAATGGATGGTTCTCTTGAGTCTGATGACTACATATTTGAGAACTCTCCTATTATCTTAAAAGATAAGTATGAGGTATCAGGTTCTGATATGGCTCAAATTGGATGGGTAGAAGTAACTACAGAAAACGGAGCAACAGGATATCTATGGTATATGAAATCAGAGCACGAAACTCGTTTGCGTTTTGATGATTATCTAGAGACATCTATGGTTGAAGCAGTTCCTGCAGTAGCACCTACAACTCCTATTGTTGGTCAGAGCAATGCTCAGCAATTAGGTTTTAAAGGTTCTGAGGGTGTATTCTACTCAGTATCTGAGAGAGGTAATCTTTGGACAGGTGGCGTTCCTAATGCACTTGCAGATTTTGATACCATTATTGGACGATTAGATTCTCAAGGAGCTATCGAGGAGAACGTACTTTTCCTTGACAGAGCATTTGGATTCGCAATTGATGATATGTTAGCAGCTCAAAATTCTTATGGTGCAGGTGGTACGTCTTACGGACTATTTGACAACGATGAGGAAATGGCTCTTAACTTAGGATTCTCAGGATTCCGTAGAGGGTATGACTTCTACAAGACTGATTGGAAATATTTGAATGACCCAACTATGCGTGGCGGACTCACAAGAGGTGCTGTTGGTGTTGGTGGTTCAGGTGCTATCAATGGTCTTATGGTTCCTGCAGGTTCTACTACTGTATATGACCAAGTTCTTGGAAAGAATGCTAAGCGACCTTTCTTACACGTACGTTACCGAGCTTCAGAAACTGAAGATAGACGTTACAAAACGTGGATTACAGGTTCAGCAGGTGGTGCAGCAACATCTGATTTAGATGCTATGCAAGTTAACTACTTATCTGAGAGATGTATTTGTACTATGGGTGCAAACAACTTCGTATTGTTCGAAGACTAATAAGTAATAAGGGTGGGGTGTCCTACAGGACACCCTTACCTTTTTTTAAAAGATAAAATTAAATTAAAATGAAATTAGAATTAAAAGATAGAGTTTATAAACTCACAAGAAACAGAGCACCATTGTCGTGCATTATCCCTTCAAGAAACCATGCTCGAAGCCCTTTGCTTTACTTTGATGAAGAGAAAGGTTACAACAGAGCATTAAGATACTCAAGAAATCAAAAGAGTTGTTTTGAAGATGAACAAGACGGAACAGTAATTGTTGAACCCATCATATTTGAAGATGGTATGTTGCGTGTTCCTAAGAACAATCCTGTGCTACAGGAGTTCTTACACTACCACCCACTTAACGGAAAGAAATTCATAGAGGTAGACTTTAGTCAAGATGCCACAAAAGAAATTGAAAGACTTAATGTTGAGGTGGACGCTTTAATAGAAGCAAAGCAACTAAGTATAGAACAACTTGAGAATGTAAGTAGAGTTTTATTCTCAACAGATGTGTCTAAGGTAAGCACAGCAGAACTAAAAAGAGATGTATTGGTGTTTGCTAAAAATAGTCCTGAGATTTTCTTACGGGCACTTTCAGACCCATCTTTAAAACTTCAGTCTACTATACAGCAGTTTTTTGATAACAAAATATTAGCCTTTAGAAATAAACAAAGAGATGTTTACTTTAATCTTCAGGGTAATAAAAAAAGAATGACTACCATTCCGTTTGGTGTAGACCCAATTGAATATTTATCTGATTGGTTTAAAACAGACGAAGGAGTAAGTGTATTAGAGTTTTTAGAGAAACAACTTTAATAGCGGTTGCATATATTAACAAGGAGTCCGGTTTTTAATCGGACTCTTTTTTTTTGCTATCTTTGTGAAAAGTATTACAGATGATAAATTCGGTTAGAAACACAGTATTGTCTATACTGAACAAAAATAATTACGGATATATTTCTCCTTCTGATTTTAACTTATTTGCTAAGCAAGCTCAGTTGGATATATTCGAGGATTATTTTTATCAGTATAACTATCAACTGAACAAAGAGAATGCCCGTCAGTCAGGCACAGGATATGCTGATATTACAAAAGGATATGGGGAGGTAATTAATATTTTTTCAGAAACCAATTTTTTATCGCACAATAACAACAATAAATTTTTTACACCTAGTCAAACAACAACTAGTGATGACTATTACTTACTTAATAAAGTCCTTGTATATACAAGGCTATTGGCTAGCGGAACAAACGACACTGTTGTTGTTAACGAACTACGTAATACCACAGGTGACTTTATTGCTTCAGGTGTTCAGGTAGGAGATGTTGTAGGTAACATTACAACTAACACAACTGCAATTGTTACTAACGTAAACTCATCATCAATACTTACACTAGATGCTAATATCTTTCTTGCTACAGGAAATCAATATGTAATCTATGATGACAGTGTGGTTAACGAAGCTGAGAAGGTTACACATAGTAAAATAACTATGCTTAACAACTCATTGCTTACAGCACCATCTACAATGTTTCCTGCTTACACGCAAGAAGAACCGACATTATCTTTGTTTCCTGTAAGTGTAAATACTATAGGTGCAGTTCAGTGTCAGTACATTAGATATCCCAAAGACCCTAAGTGGACATACATAAATCTAATTGGTGGAGAGCCATCGTTTGACCAATCGCAACCGGACTTTCAAGACTTT